GTTTACACGCACGACCATTATAGGAGCCACACTCTTAGCGCTTGGTTTATCCGGATGCACGACACTCAATAGCCTAAAGGATCAGATTCCAAGTGGCTGGGATCCCAACCAGAGTGTCAGTGTGACTAATATCCAACAGACTACTCGTCGCATAGATTGCTCGCAAAATCTCGGTATACAGCTATCGACTCTTCAGAGCCAGATCGAATGGTTTCAGATCTACTCCGAGACCAAGGGTACAAAAGACGTTCTCAAGCTAGCTTCTACTCTCAGTGACACTACGAAAGAGCTATCAGACCGAGCTTCCAAAGGTGAAGTCAGTGCTGTCTATTGTAATTTAAAAAAGAAGATTCTTGTAGAACAAGCTAATATCGTCGCAGACACAGTTCAAGGGAGATTCTAATGTCACTAGCAGAAGCACTTTCATCTAATGATCCATGGATCGCAGAAAAAGCTCAGATCGCGTCTGAGGTGGAATTAGCTCTTAAGAATGGTTCTATGAGTAAGGACGAAGCTAAAGAGATCCTTCAAGACCTTATTGATACCGATAAGCTAAATGAATCTGCGTCAGATGCTAAACTCAAGGCCACGTTAGTTTTCGGTGTCACTCAACTTATTAAAATGTGTGCATAAGATTAATTTAAATAAATATTGAAAAAGGATTAATCACATGCTAAATTTTAAAAATTATATTTTACACATTCACGAAGGTTGGATTCCTCCCAAACCAGGTGAAGAACACGATGAGGTTAAGACACAATTAGATGCTGCTAATTCTGGCAGGATGCCGGCATCTGAACATTTAAAGAATCAGCTGAATCATCTATCCGATAGAAGTAATTTTGTAAAAGCTGTTTCAAATTCAAAAGCAGAAGTTTTTACTCCGTCAAAATTTAAGAACGTTAATAACACAGATGCCGGCGATCCGAAAAGAGCGATAAAAGGATTGGACGCAGAAAAATTAAAAAGAGTTAAGGCTGGGCTCGATAAGGCACAAACATCTCCGATTATTCTTAGACACAAAGAAAGTGGAGATGAACACCTCCTTGCTGGAAATACACGTTCTACCGTGAATGCTGCTCATGGAAAAAGTGTCGTAGCAAGAATCATTGAATATTAATGGTTGACATATCGAGAGACACATGGTATAAATATAAATGATGCTGATGACCAGAGAGGAATAAGCATTCTGGACACGGGGGCAGTACCCGTCGCCTCCACCATGAATACATAGTAGAAGTAGGGTGGCAAGTAAGCATCTTCTAGTGCCGAGGGCTGGAATTCCTGAGTGGTGAACGACCACACTATGTATTCTTGATGGGGGCGAAACAGGATCGACAGGTGTAGTAAAGTCAAAGCGAGGCATCCGGCATGATACCGCCGTATCGGGTCAAACACTACAAATGCTAACGATAACGAAGCATTGCTTACGCTCTAGCAGCCTAAGCGGAGTTCGGGAGGGACTTGGCAACAGAACCCTCCCACCATTTTTTAATATGGGATTGTTATGAATAAAGAAATTACAATTTTTGATGATTTGATTGATTTTGATGATCGCCTGATGGCATATCAATTTATCAAAAATTCATATTTCAAAATCGGATGGGGTGATGCTGTAACAGAAGAGCATTCTAAGTTTGCTTATCTTTACAGCAATTACAGCGATGAAGATCTGAATAATCTTGGTTTATATGCAAAGATTATGGAATCTAAAGCTGGTAAGATGGTTGAGGGATTGACCAGAACGAAGGCAATCGTAAATCTTTCAACTCCTTCTGATGTAAACTTCATTCATTCCCACCCAGAAAAGAAAGTCCTTCTTTATTACGTCAATATTAATTGGGAAGAAGGATGGCATGGAGAAACTCTTTTCTTTGATGAAACAAGAAAGAAGATCGAGTTTGCTTCTCCATACACCCCAGGACGTATAATTGTATTCGATGCTAAAATCCCTCATACAATTCGCCCACAGTCTTATCTGGCGTCGAACTACAGATTTACTCTTAGCATTTTTTTCGACTAAATAGTATAATGAACTTCGCTAGGGGTGAGGTTGAGAGCTGCGAAGATCTTGTCGACAAACTTCACTCCATTAGTTTGTGGCTCTAACTTTGTTATCCACGTTCGCGGACCCATAAATTATTCCGCATCCGCAACAGACGAAACGTGGGATGGGCTGTCTGTTCGGGGTTTGGTAGTTTTCCTGACACAAGAAAAACTGCCTAACATAACGAAAAACGTAGAGAAAACTAGGAGAGGTTTGATGAGAACGCTCATAGCTACTCTATTTTTCTTCTGTTTGTTACCTGTTAGTTCAGTAAGTAATGCGCAAATACCGCAGGTTCCAACTATTATTACAAGAAAAATAGACATAGTAGATTCCAACCACTTGAAGTGTGTTGCGAAAGCAGTATACTTCGAAGCAAGGGGAGAATCAAATTTTGGTAAGTTTGCAGTTGCAAATGTGGTGGTTAATCGGTCAAAGCTAGATAAGTACAATGATGATCCTTGTCGAGTAGTAAATGACCGTTGTCAGTTTTCTTGGAAATGTGATGGTAAGTCAGATATTCCAAAGGACAATGACGCTTGGGTAAACAGCAATCGAGTAGCAAAACTCGTTCTTGCTGGTATGGTCCAAGATAATACTAAAGGTGCAACATATTTCCATAGCAGGAAAGTTAATCCATACTGGAGAAAGAAAATGGAAAGAACTATTGCGATTGGAAAGCACATCTTTTATAGGGAAAAGGAATGAAAGAAAACATTATCATTTTAAGTGGAATGCTGACAAAGCAAACATTCCTTTCCGAGATTGAATCTCTGGTCAAGAACAAAAAGCTTGACTATATGGATGCGGTAATATATTATTGTGAACGTAATAATATAGATGTTGAGACAGCCGCTGTTTTCGTCAAGGATTGTCAGAAAATGAAATCTAAGATCCAAGAGGAAGCAGAGGCTCTCAACTTCCTACCCAAAGGAGCAAAGCTACCGATATGACCAAAGCAAATCAAATCAGCCACAAGGACGCTGAAATTGAATGGTGTTGGGATATGTTTGATCGAATCCTTGAGATAATCAAGAACGCTGATGAAACTGATCAACACATTACTCAAATTAAATATTATGCAGTGCTTGGGCTGAAAGGTCGAAAGGATGATCGCGAGGTCTAAATTGACCCCATTTGAGGCATATAAGACATACGTTTCTCTTAAGAATCATTTCACAAAAGAATCGTATGACTATTTCAAGTATGGCGGAAAGGGGAAGTTCAGCGAAACTTCCTTTGAAGTCAGAAAGGACAAGTATTTCTTTTACAAATTATCAAAACAAAAAGATCTCGTTAATTACATTGTATCAAACTTTGTGGTTAACGAGAATCTTTGGGTTGGTGATCTGGTAAATGAAGAACAGTCCAACTCCCATTATATGCAGTGGCTGAAAAAACAGCAGTCGCTGACATATATAATCAGTAACGAGATTGAGTTGCTAGATGACAATCTAAACCAAAACATTCTTGTTACTGATGGTCAACATCCCCCTCTTCTTAGAATGTTTAAACAAGGAAAGATTTCAGCCGAAACTTTGATTGCCTTGGACGATGTCTTGAATATTTTTAAGCATTGGAATAAAAACATAGAAGAGGATATTATTTGGCCAAAGATGTATCTTAAACTGATGAAGTATAAACCTTTCATCAAGTACGATACAGTAAAAATAAAAGAACTCTTGAAGAAAAGGTTCTTGACATGACCGTATAAATAGGATATACTGATCATGTAGTTGCGTGGATAAAACGAATTATACAACGATACACACGGAGAAATACAAATGTCAAATTTTGCTACACTAAAGAAGAATCGCGCCTCTGCTCTAGAGAATCTCACCAAAGAGCTAAACAAGGCTGCAAATAACACTACTCAGTCAAACGGTAAGGATGATCGTTTCTGGGCGCCAGAAGTTGATAAGGCTGGCAATGGTTCAGCAATCATCCGTTTCCTTCCAGCACCAAACGGCGAGGACGTTCCTTTCGTCCGCATCTGGGACCATGGCTTTCAAGGTCCAGGTGGCTGGTACATCGAGAAGTCTCTAACGACTATCGGTAAGCCAGATCCTGTTGCTGAATACAACAGCATGCTCTGGAATGCATCGACTGATGACAACTCCCCTACTCGTAAACAGGCTCGCGACCAGAAGCGTCGTCTTTCTTTCATCTCAAACATCTATGTGGTGAAGGATCCTGCTAATCCTGCAAACGAAGGCAAGGTTTTTCTTTACAAGTACGGTAAGAAGATCTTCGACAAGCTTAACGATCTGATGAACCCACAGTTCGACGACGAGAAGCCTGTCAATCCTTTCGATCTCTGGGAGGGCGCTAACTTCCGTCTTCGTATCCGTAAGTTTGAAGGCTACCGTAACTACGACAAGTCTGAGTTCGAACAGCCTTCCACTCTTCTGGACGACGACTCTGAACTAGAGGCAGTCTACAACAAGGAATACAGCCTACAGGCTTTCCTTGATCCAAAGGAGTTCAAGACTTACGAAGAACTCAAGGCTCGTCTTAATAAGGTTCTTGGCGATCCAACCACTTCGACTAACAAGCCAAAGTCCAAATCCGCCGAGGATGATGATATTTGGGAAGAGGCAACTCCTGCTCCCAAGCTGGCAGCAAAGCCAGCCCCATCTCTGAAGTCTGTTTCGACTGACGATGATGATGAGGACGATGATTCTCTAGATTTCTTTAAGAAACTAGCAGACGAATAAAAGAGAAAGAGGGGCAAAAGCCCCTCTTTTTTTATGCCATGGAAAGACCATCAGCATATGAATTGAATGCAATATTTTTATCAAGGTTTCCTCTTGGTCCAGAACCAGGAGGTATCATTGGTTGAGTTGGAGATCCGCCACCTCCGCCTCCGCCGCCTCCACCACCCGCAGTTTGTGGAGCGACAACTGCAACAACTGGTGGTTGATTTGCTGTTTCCATAGAAGCAAGGTGAAGCGCATCGCCCAATTCATTTTCCATTCTTTTGGATATAGAAGCTTTCATTCCTGCATCTAAACTACTCAATCCACCAACATATTGATTTCTCGCAGTATAAAGCGATGTTAATACATCTTGAGTTGAGGCATTAGGACCAGCTTGTTGCATAGCGGCGGCAAGTATTTTTTTATTTCCTGCTAATCCGTGTTGTACGCTCTGGCTAAACAAAGCTTTTTGAATTGTTGGATCAGATATATCATAACCCATTTCTTGTGCTGCTCTGGCAACAGGATCATATTTAGTTCTTTTTATGAAAGCTTCTTGCGCTCCAGCAAATCCTTCTTTGTCTCCAGCAACAGCATTTTTATAAGCAGCATCAAATGCAGCTGTACCAATTTGGCTTGGATCTAATCTATATTTTTGAGCAAACGCCTGACCTTCTGGGCTATTCAAGAATTCTTGCATAGTTCCTGTTTTAGAAGAAAGCTGATATGTTCCATAAGATTTACCACCAGGATCTCGCGCTCCTGAAGAAATGGTACCGACATCCCCCTCAGATTCATATCTAGCAGACAAAGCGCCAATTCCACTGGCAGCTTCTATTGGCGGTCTACCGCCACCTTTACCACCAGCATCTTTTTCTACAGGAGCGCGAGATCCTGGTGCTGTTTGAGCGCCACCACCTTGACCAATGTTTCTAGCTGCATTTGATGCACCAGCCGCACCAGAAACAT